TTTCCGACGCAATGGTCCTAATCGAACCCGGCGACACCCCCCTGTTTTCAATGTGCAAGAAAGCAAAAGAGCCTCAAAATGTTCTTTTTCAATGGCCCGCCGACCGCTACAACGACCCACAAACCGCAGGCGTCCTCGCTAACGACGATGTGTCTTCCTTCGACGACCAGCACGCCAACCGCGAACTCCTCTCAGGCCGAATTCAAAAGACCCGCCGCAGTTTCCAAGTGGACGACCTCGTTGAGCAAGTCTCTGATTTGGCAGGTGTTGGCAAAAAGCAAGCCTTCAACAAGGCGGCTGCCAAGGCCCTCGTCGAATTGAAGATCGACATCGAAGCCATCATGGGCTCCGACAACGACAGCCAAGTGCAGTCCGGCTCGAACCCCTACAAAACTCGCGGCATCGGCGAATGGATTAAAGCCACCGCGCAGGCCGATACAGCCACCGCCGTTCCCGCCGCGTTCCGCACCCCAGCCGCTTCGATCAACACGACTGCCACCACTTCTCTCACCGAGAACAATGTCATCGATGTGCTTCAGAGCATCTACGGCGTGCGCCGCGCTCGCCGGAACTACGACCTCGTTTGCGGCGTCGCCCTCAAGCGTGCGTTTACAAACTTCATCCGCACTCAGACTGGCTCGACGAATGTCATGTCCAGCGTGCGCACCTTCGGCAGCAATGCTGAAGACAAAAAAATCGTGAACACGATTGATATTTATGAAGGTGATTTCGGAATTTTGAGCCTTCATGTTTCCACCTACCTCGCCCATGGCGCGGCAGCAGCCGTCTCGGCCGCTCGTGGCTATGTGCTCGACATGGACCTCGTTTCCATCGGCTTCAATCGCAAGCCTCGCATGGAAGAGCTCGAAGACCGTGGCGGTGGCCGTCGTGGCTTCTGCGACGCCATCTTCGGCGTTGCTGTGAGCAACCCGCAGGTTCTCGGAAAATTCGCAGCTACTGCGTAACACCCGCCCCCCAGCCCTTGCCGGTGGCCCCTCGTCTCAGGACAGGCCACCGGCAATCGGGGCCCCCTTTTTCACAATGGAAATACTCAAAGAAGCGTTAAGCGACATCCCTGGCGAAGTGGCCGAGGGCGTAAAGAACGAGCTCCTCGCCCAGTGGAACTCCAAGGCCGTCCAAGCCGACGCCCGCCAACACCTCATCGCCGCCGACCACGCCAAGCAAGACCTCCGCGCCATCGAGGGCGTAGGCGCTTTGACTCTCTCCATCGACGCTCAGATTTACCACTTCTGGAACTGGCAGCTCCCCGGTTGCTGGAACGACCCAGACTTCATCCCATGGTTCAAGCGAAACTACCCCCAGTGCGTCGTGCGCTGCGGCGGCACAGGCAAGACCATGCTCCTCATGCCGGGCCTCAAAGCAGCATGATGGATATTTTTAAAATGCAGGCGAGAGAGACGGCAACTCACGAGGCCCATACCCTCGGGAACACGGTTCAATTCCGTGGCCTGCTACCAATTTTTGCCAGTTCACGCATTGCGGCGGGGTGTGTTTCCCTGGTCATTTCATACGCGCTGGCCGTAACCGCATTAAAAGCGGCCTCTGGCAACTCTTTCCTCGCATGAAGTCCTACGACGACGAGCCAGACCGCGACACGAAGTATTGGGTAGGCCAGCTCACCGAAGCCGCCACCGATGGCAGTTGGTTTTCCGCCGTGCGGTCTCGTAACTACGACACCCGCATGTCGCTCTGGGACGGGCAGTCCTCGGATGGACGCAAGTGGGCGTCAAACTACGGCAAAAATGTTTTCCCCTGGGAAGGCGCTGCCGACAGCCGCATCCGCCTCGCCGATCTTGTCTGCAACCGCGAGACCCAGCTTTGCCTCACCTCGACCTTTGCCGCCCGCCTGCAAATGATGCCGGTGGAGTCCACCGACGCCATGTCCCGCACGGCCGCCGAGTCTGTTCTCAAGTGGATGCTCTTCACCCACTGCGCCTCCGACCTCCGCCGCGAACTCGAACTCGCCCTCAACATCCGCGCTACCTACGGCCTCGCCATCATGGGCGTGTTTTGGAAAACGACAACGCGCATTGAGCAGAAGAGCGTCAGCCTCGAAGACATCATCCTCATGGCCCAAGAGGCAGGCGACCCAAACTCCCCGCTCGCCATGCTCATCGGCGCAATCCTTGATCCGCTCCAAGAGGAAGTGGCTATCGAGATGGCCGAGCAATTTGCCCCCGGCACCGGCACCGCTGCCAATATCCGCAAGCTCCGCGAAGGCGGCACCGTCGAATACACCGAGCCCTACATTTTCGAGAGCAAGCCCGAGTGGACGGCGTTGGAGCCTTTCAACGACATTATTTTCCCCACTGCCACCTACGACTTGCAACGCGCCCCATGGATTGCCCGCCGCGAGATGGTGACTTGCGAGGAGCTGGAAGAGCGCACGCTCACCGAAGGCTACCCCTACGAATTTTACGAGAAGGCTGAGAACTACAAAGGCGCAAGCCTCTGGCCCGTCTATTCGCAGCAGAACCACAACCGCCGCGATAGCATCCTCTGGCAAGACCACCGCGACCTGGTGGAAATCTGGCATGTTTACAGCAAGGAGACGGATGAGAAGACCGGCGCGACCAAGGTCATGTGCCGCGTCATGCACCCGAATGTGGACATCTTCGCCAAGGAGGAGATTTCCCCCTACTCACACGGCGAGTATCCCTTCATCGAGTTGGCCCGCGAGCGTGTGAGCCGGTGCATCCTCGAAGCCCGAGGCATCCCCGAGATCGTTTCGACGATGCAGGCCGAAATCAAGACCCAGCGCGACTACCGCACTGATCGCGCCGGTATCGCCATACTTCCCCCAATGCGCATACCGAGCAATAGGGGGAAACTGGACATCGTGCTCGGCCCCGCCGTGCAAATACCCGAACGCCGCCCGAATGAGTTTGGCTGGATGCAGCCGCCGCCCTATGACCAGGGCACCATCGAGATCGAACGCGCCGTGCGCCGCGATGTGAATGAATATTTCGGCATGGCAGGCGAGGGAGTCGATCCCAATTATGTCGCCCTCGTCACCCAGCACACGGTTGATCGCTGGCTCCGCGACTTCAAGGCCATCGTCACGCAGACCTACCAGCTCATGCAGCAATACATGCTGCCCGTCCAAATCCTCCGCGTCTCCGGTGGCCAAACCCTCCCGTTCCAAGCCGACCGCGAAAGCATCCAAGGCAAGTTCGACCTCATCGTCGATTGGGACGCCCGCAACCTCGACGCCGAAGCCCTCGGCGCCAAGCTCGACTACATCAGCAAAGCCATCGTCCCGATGGATACCGCCGGAGTCATCGACCGCGCCGGACTCATCAAATTCATCATGAGCGCCGTCGATCCCGTTCTTGCCGAAATGCTCGTCCGCGACCCCGGCCCCGCTGCCGCCATGGAGGCGAACGAAGAACAACTCGCCTTCACAAAAATCGCCGCAGGCACCGAGCCCGAGTTGCCGCAGGAAGGGCAGAACCACCAGCTCCGCGCCCAAGTCCTCCAAGGCATCATAGCCGCCAACCCCGCCCTCCAGCAGCGCATCCAGCAGGACGAGATTTTCCGCAACATGATCGAAGCCCGCATGAAGGGTTTCAACTTCCAGATTCAGCAGCGAGAAAACGCCCAGATCGGCCGCCAAGGCACGCTCCCCGCCTTGCAATCCCCCCAACAACCCACCCCCCAATAACAACCCATGAGAACCGTAACATTCCAATCCGTCCTAGACGGAGCCGCCGCCCGCATCGGGCTTGACCCCACACAGACCATCGCCGCCTCGACAGCTTCGGCGCTGACCGAATACATCAACACCCGCATCCGTTTTGCTTGGGAGGCTTACAAATGGCCCGAACTCAGCACCGTGGAGCGCCGCCGTTTTCGGGAAAATTACAGCGCATCCGAAGTTTATCCCATCGGTTCTGAAATCTATTTTGAAACCAACTACTGGCGCAAAGTCCTCACGACTGCTGCCGGTGTAGGCCCGGACACCTCATTCAGCTACACGCTGCATGACAAGACCAAGACCTACGCTGATAATGCAATCGTCTTAAAAGACAAAACATATTACGAAGCCAAAAAAGCAGTCATCGTAAATATCGAGGTTACTAACACTGCGTATTGGGAGCCTTACAATCGGGCGATAGGTGCCGAGGCTTGGCAAATAGCCACAGATCCTGATGACTCCACTTACCCAGTATGGAGTGCATCGACCGCTTACAAGCAAGGTGCACAAGTCCTGAGTAACGGAAAATTCTACTTTGCAAGAAGCAACATGGATGCTGGCGTCGTCCCTGGCGCAACCGGCTCAAACAATTTCTGGGTGCAGATCAAAGTCTATTCGGACTTTATCCGCAGCGTGAATTTCGAGCAACAATTCACGCTCGCCAGTTCTTCGGCCCCGGCGACGCCAATCGGCGAAGTCATCCATGTCTATGCCCAAGACCCCCGCATCGCCCGCTACGCGGAGCGCGTGAATTTCTGGGTCACGGATGCTGGCATCATCTGCGGCTCGACGCAATTCACCAACCTCACTCCTGACGAGGTTTACATCGAATTCACGAAGCGCCCGAACCTCTACAACACCAATTCCGGCGACGCCGATTTCCCTCGCGTGCTCTCCGAGTATGTCAAATTCTCCGCCGCCGCCGACGCGCTGCGCGAAGACGGGCAGTTCGACAAAGCCGCCTACATGGACGGCCTTGCCGCCGACGCCCTCCAAAAAGAGCTTGACATCATCGAGCTCAAGCAAGGGCAGACCCGCCTGCAAGGCAACCGCCGCGACCTGTTCCCGAGCACGCCGATGCAACGGACGGCTTCCAGCCCTATCGCCAGTGTCCTTGATAGAGCCCCCCGCCAGTAACGAATGAAAACAATCCGCCTCCAGCAACTCATAGACAGCATCGTGGCACGGGCGGGGATCGACCCCGCCTTGCCCGAAGCCGCTTCGAAAGTGCATGGCCGCCTCTCCAGCGGCCAAGCCATGCTGGTTGCAGATTACATCTCCTCGGCTCTTGATGACGCTTGGACATTCTTTGATTGGCCAGAAATCTACCTCGTCGAATCCCGCACGCCGCTCGGCGCGGGGTTCGTCGAAGGTGGTTACACCTACGAAGCGGACTATGTGGGCACCATTTCCTACATTGGCCGCGCCATTGAAGGCTCCGCGCAAGACCAAAACCTCTGGCGTATCAAGCGAATCACGACCACCGAAAGCGGCGACCTTATCAATATTGACACCGCCAACGATGTCGCATGGACCCAGCGCCTCGATGTCTCCTATTTCGAAGATAGCGAGAACGACCCCGCCTCCGAAATTCCCTACATCTACCTGGCCAATGCCGGAGCCACTCCCATTGGCGAAATCACCGCCGTCTGGTCTTCCGACCCCTCCGGCCTCGCCAACAAGCTCCGCTACACCCTCACCGCCGACCGCATCCTCATCACCGATACCGCCTACTCATCCGGCCCCGTCTTTGTCGAATTTGCCCTGCCGCAGCCGGAATTTGCGTTGTCGGACTATGACAGCAACCGCATTTATCAACCAGGCACACTTGTTTATTCTGCCGAAAAAGGCGACTGCTACAAAGCCCTCATCGCGTCCCAAGGCGAGCCCCCCGGCACCTCAGCCTGGCAAAAGCAAACCATCCCCGCGTTCCTTGCTGACTATGTGAAAGAAAAAGTCATCGGCGAGCTTTTGCTTGCCGCCGACAAACCCGACCGAGCCGGTTACCAATTCACCCGCGCCGAAGGCATACTCCTCCGCAAAATGGACGACGCCTGGCTCCGCAAAGGCGAGGTCCGCCGCTACTCCGCCAGCTTCCAATAATCACCCCTTGACACCCTCTCCCATAATAAAATTAACGCATGAGTAATCCCACTATTCAGATCGCCGCCCGCTCCTCTGCTGGCATTGTGCAACCCGTCCAGGCCACATCAGATGGGGCTCTGCGAGTCACCACCGGATTTCCAGTTCCTCTCTACGACAAGTTTGAAATCTTTCGCGTCGGTGCCACGAACAACACCGATTACACCGAATACTCCTTCGCCGGAACCGCAGTCGCCCGCATCCGCATGACCTATTTCGGCGGCGTTCCCGCGACCGACAACGCCCAGCTCAAAACTTCCTTCGTTCAGTATCCCCCATTCGCGTAACCATGTCGCAGATCGCCTTCGATCCCCTCACTGGCAACCTCATCAGCACCACCGCCCAAGTGGCGCAGCTCGACTCTTCGGGCCAAATCTCCGGCGCAATGATCCCGGACGATTTCGACGATGTGCAGAGGTTCCCGACCCTCGCTGATTTTCCCGCCGAAGGCGTCGTCGCCCGCATCTATTTTTCAGCCGACAACAATGTCCCACACCGTTGGGACCCCGACACACTTTCCTACATACCCATCGTCGCCGATTCGGACGGCGGTGAGTTCTAGGACTAACCCCGCAGTAACAACCCCCCAATACCCCCTAATAACATTATGGCAAATATCAGAATTAAACGCCGCTTGACCGGCGCAGCAGGAGCCCCCGCAAGTCTTCTTTCGGGTGAGCCAGCGTATAACAAAGTTGACGGCATCCTCTACATCGGCGACGGCTCCGCAGTCGTGCCAGTCGGTGGTGCCCACTACGCGACCGCAGCCGCACTCTCCACAGAGACCAGCAATCGCACCTCGGCGATCTCCGCAGAGGCCAGCCGCGCCACCGCAGCGGAGCAAGCGCTCGGAACTCGCATCGACAATGTCCTCAGCAATGTGGACGGCGCAGCCCTCGACTCCCTCACGGAAGTTGTCTCGGCCTTCCAATCGGCAGACAGCACGCTGAATGGTGCCATCACCAGCCTCGCTAGCAGCGCCTCCTCGGCCCTCACAGCCGAAGTCAACCGCGCCACCGCAGCCGAAGGCGTCATCGCCGCCAATCTCGCCACCGAGATCAGCGACCGCGCATCAGCGATCACGACCGTCCAATCGAACATCAACACCGTTGCAGGCAATCTCTCCACAGAGACCTCCGCTCGCACCAGTGCTGATTCCACATTGACCTCGAACCTCTCGAGCGAAATCTCGCGTGCGACCGCCGCTGAAGGCGTCATCGCCGCCAATTTGGCGACAGAGATCACGGATCGTGCCTCAGCAGTGACCGCAGTGACCAACTCGCTGAACGCCGAGATTTCACGCGCCACAGCAGCCGAAAATTCTCTCGATTCGCGTCTGGACGCCATCGAGGCAGAAATCGACGGCGGCAGCTTCTAAGCTCCCCTCCCTCCCCACAGCGGCGGTGCGGTTCCAACCCGCCCGCCGCCCCAGGGGCCCTTTCTTAAAACTTAATCCTTAAAACTTAAAACTTCCCTCATGGCCACGGTCATAAAACTCCTGCGAAGCACGGTTCCAGGTCGAGTCCCTACAGCCGCCCAAGTGGCGCAAGGGAGCCTCGCCCTCAACCTCGCCGACCGCCGACTTTACAGCAAAGACCACACCAACGAAGTTTTCAGCCTCGCCCGCCCCCGCGACCCCAGCGACTACCAGCTCCTCCACGCCACCGACGGCAACCACCTCTACCTCGGCCGCCTCGCCTGGGAAGACTACCCCGCCTCCGGCCCCGCCGAAGACTCCCCCGCCTGGACTATCTACCGCATCACCACCAACAGCGCCGGAGATGTCCTCTCGGAGCAATCGGCCACCGGCGCGTGGTCCAACAAAACCAACCTCCAATTTTCTTAACCTCAAAAAATCGAAACACCATGAACGCTACCAACCCCATCGAAATCGACGGCAAACAATACCCGAAATATTCGCTAAACCTCGCCATCACCGGCTTCTACAAGCCCGAAGGCCAGCCCGACGCAAATGTAGCCATGTCTCTCATCCCGACCCGCGTCGAAGACGGGGTGGTCGAACAAGCAGGCATCGAACACCGCAAGGCCGTCGTCCTCGGATCGCTCTCGCAGGCCAGTGCTGAGGAGCAAACCGCCATCGGCGCAATCCAAGCGGCCCTCCAAGCCTACATCACCGCGAAAGGACTCTAATCATGGCAACCTATTTTGCCCGCAAGGCAGGAAACATTAACGCCACCGATGTCTGGGCCACCACGCCCAGCGGCACGGCCTCGGCGGTCACATTCGCCGCTGGCGATGTCCTCATGGCCAATTCGTTCGCCATCACGGTCAATGTCTCGACCGACCTCGGCGCGACTGGCGAGGTGCGTAATGACACATTTGGCGGAGCCACCGCAGGC